GACATAGCTTTTGATGCAGGTGGAGCAGACTTCTACTTCGCAGACGATGGTACAACAATGGGTCGTATCGGACTTGAAAATGGTGACATGAACATTGCCTGTCACCGCAGTGACTACAACATAATATTTAAAGGGGTAGATGGCGGCTCTACTATTAACGCCCTTACTCTTGATATGTCTAATGTTGGTGCGGCTACGTTTACTGGTGACGTAAATGCTCCTAACTTTAACTCCACCTCAGATGCTACACTTAAAACAAATGTAGAGACACTTACAGGCTCACTAGATGCTGTTAAGTCTTTGCGTGGTGTTAGCTTTGATTGGATAGAGAGTGGTGGCTCAGAAATAGGTGTCATTGCTCAAGAAGTAGAAGATGTATTGCCTGATGTGGTCAACACCAATGAGGATGGTATTAAGTCAGTTAAATATGGCAACATAGTGGCTGTACTTATTGAAGCTATAAAAGAACAACAGGCTCAGATTGATGAGCTTAAATCACAACTTAACAGCTAATAGTAAAGGAATACGAAGATGGCTATAAAAATAAGTGGTACAGATGTTATTAATAACAACAGAGTACTGACCAACATTGCAGATGTTGATGCGGGTACAGTGACAGCTTTAAATAATGCTGGTGTCGGTGGAACATCTACAGCCGTAAATGGTGTGGGTACATATACTCTTGCTTACGATACTGGTATGGCAGATGCCTCTACTGATAGCCAAGCACAATGGAAGGTTTATAAAGAGGGAAGAACTGCGGCAGGAAGTGCATTAAGAGGTAGGGCGGCGGTGGCCAGCCCACATAATGGCGCAAACAAACAAGCTACTTCAACTTCTGGAACTAATGTTTCCGCCGAAACAAATGGCGATGGTGGTCGTAAAGTAGCAACTGTTACAAGTAATCAAACTTACTCAGGAAGTTGGCGTTTAATGTCTCCTGGAGCTAATAAAAGTGATCGTAGCAGTAATGTGGCGTGGGCGCAAGTTTACACCGCTCTTTGGGTGAGGTACTCATAATGACTTATACTTACAAAGAAGCGGTTTATATCGACGACACAAATAATCGCATTGACTGTTGGTTAGACCTTCCCGAATATGAAGGTTGGACGCCCTACACCCTAGATGTGCATGATACGGATATGACTATAGACAACACAGCTTTATTAGCTCAGATGCAAGAGGCAAATGACATTGCGGCTTATGTCGCTCCAACTCCTCCAACAGAAGAGGAGTTGGCTGTTATTAGTTCCGCAGAAATAAGGGCTATACGGAGTGTCAGATTATCTAGTTTGGTTGATCCTGTAGTTTCAAATCCGTTGCGTTGGGATGGATTAACTTCTACCCAACAAAATGAAGTCACAGCGTATAGAACAGCTTTGTTAAATATAACAGATCAAGACACGTTTCCAACTTCTGTGACGTGGCCTTCAATACCTTCTGTTTTGGATATGGCATGAAAAAATACGCAGTCATAGGGCGTGGCACTGTAGGGTGTATGTCTGCGCTACAAATGAAACTTAACTTCCCAGACGCAAAGGTTGAGTGGCACTATGACCCCACCATAAAACCGCAGGCAGTAGGTGAGGGGACAACTCTAAATTTACCTTTTATTTTAAATAAGTATTTGGGATTTAGTGGCAAAGATTTTAGCACTGTAGACGCTTATGTTAAAACAGGTATATTCAAGCGTGGTTGGTCTAAAACAAAAGAAGAGTTTTTGCACGACTTCCCCACACCATCGGCGGCTATACACTTTAATGCAAACAAAATGCAAGATTACATTTTTAGTAGGGTAAAAGATCATGTTGATTTGTTTGAGCATAATATAACTCCCGATGATATTGACGCTGATTATATTATTGATTGCTCTGGTCGCCCTAAAGATTACAGTCAACACTCACAGTCTGCTTACATTCCCGTAAACGCTGTCCATGTAAATCAGTGTTACTGGGACGCTCCAAAGTTTTCACACACACTTACCATTGCTAGGCCGTATGGTTGGGTGTTTGGTATACCTTTGCAGAACAGATGTTCTGTTGGTTATCTATATAACAGCGACATCAACACGCTTGAAGAAGTTAAAGAGGACATAAAGGCAATATTTAGTGACTTTGGCTTAACGCCCAGTAAAGAAACTAACTCTTTTGGCTTTAACAACTACTCAAAGAACCGAAATTTTACTGACCGATTAGCAAGCAATGGCAACTCTTCTTTCTTCTTAGAACCTTTGGAAGCTATGTCTTTTGCTATGGCAAATACTGTTTTAGATAACGCCATGAACTGTATTCAAGGTATTATGTCTACAGAACAAGCTAACACGGAATATGTAGGTTTAATAAGAAACGTAGAACGTATAATTATGATGCATTATTTTGCTGGTTCAAAATACAACACACCTTTTTGGGATTATGCAAGAGAACGTGGTGAGCGATGTATGGAAACTGGAAAGTATGATAAGGCTTTCTGTGACATGATACAACATGCTTATCCTGCTGGGACTTTTGGGTGCGCTCCACAAGTAATATTAGATAGCGGAAAAGCCTCTATGGATTTTTTACATCTAAGTAATTTGTGGTGGTCGCCATCATTTGCACAAAATCTTGATGGTCTTGGTATTAGAGATAGGCTTGAAGACGTTTTGGGTATTAATTCCGCACTAGAAAAAGTAGCATAACATGGCCTACAAAGCCAACGTAAAGGTATATTGTTAATAACCATAAAAATATGCTATAGTAACAGCAACTTATAGAACGAGGTAAATATGCCACTAATACCATTAGACATCCCTGCTGGCATTTACCGAAATGGTACTGAACTACAAGCATCTGGGCGCTGGCGTGACGCCAATCTAATTAGATGGGTCGATGGTACAATGCGTCCAATGGGCGGCTGGCGTACTCGATCAGACACGGCGGCTAATGCTAAAATTCGTGGATTAATTACTTGGATTGCCAATGACCAAGATCGTTACATTGCTGGCGGCACATATAACAAACTTTATAGCTGGACATCCCAAGGCGTGCGCCACGACATAACGCCAGTTGGATTAGCTAATGGTCGTGAAGATGCCGAGGCATTTACAGGATATGGTGGCAGTTACTTTGGGCAATATGCCTACGGCGTGGCTCGCCCAGACACAGCGAGAATACAGCCTGCAACAACATGGTCATTAGATACATGGGGTGAATACCTTGTCGCCTGTAATGAAGATGATGGAAAAATCTATGAGTGGCAGATAAATAATTCCACACCAGCCGCAGTATTAACGAATGCACCCACAAGCAATGAAAGCATTGTCGTGACTGAAGAGCGATTTTTGTTTGCACTAGGTGCAGGCGGAAATCAACGTAAGGTGCAGTGGTGTGACCGAGAAGATAGCTCCACATGGACCCCAGCCGCGACAAATGAAGCTGGTGACTTAGAGCTTAACACAAGTGGCAGAATTATGGCTGGCATACGTGTGCAGGGTCAAACTTTAATATTAACAAGCATGGACGCCCACGTAGCAAATTACATTGGTGCGCCATATGTCTATGGTATTGAGCGTGTTGGAGCGAGTTGCGGATTAATTGCGAACAAAGCCATAGCATCAGTTGATCAGGGTGCATTCTGGATGGGCAATCACTCATTCTATGCATACGCAGGCGGAGCAGTGCAACAAATCGAAAGCGAAATATCAGACTATGTATTCTCCGATATAAACCGCGCACAAATATCAAAAACTTTTGCAGTAACGAACAGCACATATGGCGAGATATTCTGGTTCTACCCATCTGGGTCATCTACAGAAAATGACAGATATTGCGTTTATAATTACGTTGAGAATACTTGGTATATTGGCGAACTAGGCAGAACTGCTGGATTTGATATGGGTACATACCGACAGCCAATATGGGCAAGCGCAGAAAACAACAAGTTATATGAGCATGAGGTTGGGTTTAATTATGGCTCACTTACGCCATTTGCTGAAAGTGGATCAATTGCGTTAGGCACTGGTGATAATGTAATGTCAGTCACAGAAATGATCCCAGACGAAAAGACGCAAGGCGACGTGACAGTTACATTTAAAACAAAGTTTTATCCGAATGGCACTGAAAGATCATATGGGGCGTTCTCCATGTCTAACCCAACTTCATTAAGATTTACAGGCAGGCAAGTTAAATTAAGAATAGACGCAAATTCATTAGGTGATTGGCGTGTCGGCATAAATAGACTTAATGTTACATCTGGTGGGGCGAGATGAGCGAACAGCCACAAAAAGCTCCAGACGTTATTGGCAATGATTGGCGCACATGGGGTCGAAGGCTTGTCCAGCATTT